CTTTATCGGATAATGATGAAGTTATGCTGTTGGATTCCACTGACGAAAAGAACAAGCGCGGATTAATGAGCAAGTTTTGGGATTATGTCGTGGATAAAATGTCAACGGCTGTTATCGGTAAATTGGAAACCAAAAATAAAACAGTTATCGGGGCGATTAACTATTTAAATGGCAAAAGCTTAAAATGTAAACGTTTCCCATCACCCTCAAGTGATACTGATATTTTAGAATACGCATATAATATCGTGAAAACTAACGAGGTGGGCGTTGAAATAATTGGCACTGCAATTGTCACAGATGGCAAAGCCTATGATTATTCTCCAGGGCTAATATTGCATAACTATGATACTTGTGCAATCTTGCTTATTAATTTTACAAATGGCAATATACAAACAAATGTCTGTACTCGTGCCGATGGCTGGAAAGGTTGGAAGGAGTTTACTGGGGTGTAAAATAATTATTTCATTTGAAGCACATATATGATGATTTTGTTAGTACCTGTAAACTTGTATTTTGCCCAAATGTAGTAAGTAATATTCTCATATAAATAGTTAGCGAAAAACAAATAAAATCGCAAAAACTCTATTTTATGTGTTAGAGAGCTGCGGAAATTATAGCCTCCTTATCACGGTACAGCTATATTTGTGGTAAGGAGGTGATACTTTTATGACAGAAAATTTAATCATGGTAGGTGTATTGTATAAAAATGTGGGGCTGAAATTCACAATTACTCGCTGTATCATGTACTTATTAATATGAAAGGAATGATATAATGAGCAAATTACAGGAATTTTTAAACCTTGGTGATTATTACGCATCCAACGGCGGGTATCTTGAAAAGAAAAGTAATGCCTATCTGGATGATTTTAAAAAGAATGCAGGATACAACAATTACACCAAATTCGCAAGAGATGTGAATAGCTGGGGGCAGCCGGGATGCCAGGGACAAGCGTGGTGCGCGGAATTTCAGTTCTGGAAGTTGGTAAAAGTAATTGGAATCACAAATGCCCTCAAAATCATGGGTGGTGGTTTTTATAACTGTCAGAGCGTAAAAAACTGGTCGAAAAAACAGGGCACATGGCATACCACTCCAAAACTTGGCGCACTTCCGATTTTCCGAAATGGCTCCCATATTGGAGATGTACAGAGCTTAACCAGCTCCAAAATTAATACCAACGAGGGAAATACTTCTAGTGTAGCTGGCGTGGTGGCAAACGGCGGAGCGGTTCGCAATAAGTCCTATTCCATCAACGATCCAGCAATCGACGGATATGTTTGGATTGATTGGGAATCCTATGAAGATACTGCCACATGGAAAAAGACAGGAACTAGAATAGCGACTGTGAACGATTTATACGTCCGTGAGACACCGAATGGATATGTAATGGGTTCTATTGATAAAGATACTGTTGTTGATATTGATGGAAAAGTAAGTGGAAAATGGACGCATGTTAAAGTTTCTGGAATTGGTATTGGTTGGATTTGGACTGGATATCTGGCAAAGGAGGGTGGCCCCGCATCCGCTACTATTACAGGAAAACAGGATAAGACACAGGTGCTTTTCAAGGGGAATGTAACCGCCACTGTGCTTAATGTGCGTACATGGGCTGGGACTGAGTACCCGAACATCAAAAAATACCCAAAGCTCAACCAGGGAAATGAAGTGGAAGTAATGAATTTTACCCAGAAAGATAAAAACGGTAGTAAGTGGTATTATATCCGTATTGCAGGAAAGTATTATGGCTTTGTATCTGCAAAATATATTAAGAAGCAGTAAAAATATCCCGGGGAATTACCCCCGGGAATTTCTTTTTTTAATTACCGACAACATCAATGAGCCAGTTCGTCAGTACATAGAAGATATCATTAATTATTCTTCTGGATTTTCGGGAAAATGTCGAGCTGAAAACCAATCTCGTTGCCTTTTCCATAAGCGTTTTTGGTATCTTTTGAGTATGTAACCTTTTCAATCAAACTCTTAAGCATTTTATTCTTGGATTCTGTGTCAAGGCTCCAATAGTTATCAAGTAGATCTTCACAACGCGGGATAAAATCTGATTGTTGCTTTATAATGTTCTCGTCATGTTTGATTTCTTCTTTTAATTTTTCTATAGTATCGGAGCAAGACTTGATAGATGTGGCTATTGTTTTGGCACGTTCAAGAAAAACCTCTGTGGTGTAGATTCCTTGTTCAAGCAGATCATATTGTTTTGCTTTCTGAGAGTTCAGGCTTTTCAGTTCGTTTTCTTTTTCATTTATGAGATTCTGTTTAGAGGTTATTACGCAATCAATATCCTTTGAAGATGCATTAATATCATTGTTTAACTTATATTCCTCCACAATCTCCCTAATTCCATCAATCACAGATTTTTCAACCAGAGACAATTTGCTACTTACTGTGGGGCAAGACGTATATGGACACATGAGGGTATCTTCCTGCCCGCGCTTTTGATAAGGACGGCGAACCATAGCTCGACCACATTTGCTGCAATAGACAATTCCGGCAAGTGGATTACGAATCGAGTTTGCTATACTAACTGGGCGAGGTGGGTTCTTTTTTCGTATTTCCTGTACGGAGTTAAACAGGTCCTCCGATATAATAGCTGGATGCAATCCCTCACAGATAAGAGTATCTTTTGATCGTGGGCGTGTCTTAATTACTTGACCATTCTGTATAGTCTTCACTGTTTTTCTCCCATTCCATCGTATTTTTCCGATGTATACCGGATTTGTCAGAATTCCCTGTATACTGGCAGGAGTCCAGTCGCCGCATAGTGCAGATTCTATTCCCATTTCATTTAATTTCCGTGCAATCTTCGCAACTCCAATTTGTTCGCAGCCATCACCGGCATACCAGGTGTAGATCATTTTTACAATCTCAGCTTGAGTCGGAACAGGTCGGAGAGTATAGCCTTTTTCTTTTTCGAGCTTAACTCTTTCGTATCCGTAAGGTGGTTTGTTACCACAGTATTTCCCTTCCTTGACCGATGAGATCCTTCCGGCGTTCAGTCGGCGCTTGATGGTTTTATATTCTCTTCGGCTCATAAATAGTCCAAACTCAAAATACTCTTCATCAAATTCATTGTTCGGGTCATATATTTTTGTGGGGGTAATAATCTTCGTATCAGAGTATTGAAAAGCTCTGGACACAACACCTTGGTCGATAGTGTCACCTCTGGCAAGACGCTCAACTTCTACAACCAGAACTCCATCCCACATGCCGGATTCTACTTCGTGAAGGAGTTGCTGCATGACAGGGCGGTCGGCGATAGTTTCTCCAGATACCACTTCTCGGTAAATTGCGCCCACAATGTACTCTTTTTTCTTTGCAAGATCTAACAGGATCCGTTCATGTCTGGCAAGAGTTTCACCCTCTCCGTGTGCTTCAGCTTCCCGATCGGCTCTGGATTTCCTTAGATAGATGCATACTGATTCATTCATTTTATCATTCTCCTTTTTTTACTTGTGCGATAATCCAGGAGATGATATAATTATGGTGTAGGTAAGATTTTTCTCCGGATTATCTTATTTATTAAAACCGGTTCCCGTTGGTAGCGAGAGCCGGCTTTTTTATTATTTATTCTATTTCATCAATATCAAGAGAATATCCAAGGACTTCTCCAACATCTGTACATTTTCCTTTTAAAGTAACTGTCTCTCCTTTGGTCATGGAAGCTACTTTTGTTTTTTGTTCATCATTTTTTATGTAGCATTGGACTCCGATAATCTCAAAGTCTCCATCAGCCATCAAGTCAATATACTTTCCAGAAGCGTCAATGTTTGTAAGTTTTCCAGTAATCTCAAGATATTTATCTTTGTATTTATCAGATGCTCCCATGGCATTGTTATCAAGATCTGCCATCATATCATTAACTGATGCAGAAGTGTATTCTTTTGGCGCATCCTCTTTCTTACTTAATGTGGAATCTGTGGATTTTGTACTGGAATTACTATTACTTCCGCCTGTCGCCGCGCCTATAACACAAAGGACGATAAGGGCAAGTAGAATCCACTTAAACTTTCCACCCTTTAATTTCTTTCGGCACTGCGGGCATACTTTAGCGTCCGCCGGAATCTCTGTCTTGCAATACTTGCATTTTTTTGTCTTTTTCATAGAAAACCCTCCTCATATGGTTTATTTTTATCTGATTTTACAACAAAACGCAACAAAATACAATAACTTGGAATAATTCGACATAAATTGAAAGAAAAATAATGCTTGACTTTTGGGCGTACATAATATATTATTTATGCGAGAACAAAAATTGGAGGTGAATAAAATGTCCCCTAGAACTGGAAGACCACCGATTAACGATGTATCCAGGACTGAAAAACTTAATATAAGACTGACAAAAAAAGAAAAAGACCGCATTGATAAATGCGCAGAAGTCCTTGGAATTTCCAGAACTGATACCATAATGAAAGGTATTGGATTAGTGGAAAAAGAAATCGGCGAGTAAAAAAAAGAAATGGAGCAACCGCACCGGCAAAGTGAAATGGTTGCTCCTACCTCCAAATGGAGATATTCAAATTATAGCACTGAGTATCTTTATTTGGCAACCACAAACATGAAAAACGGAGGGCTAAATATGTTAGATACTATTTTGAATAAAACAATTGATGAAACAGATAAAACGCCTATTGAAATCGCACTTGGCATTGATGAGAATGGATACACCACAGCAAGGGCGTTGTATGATTTTCTTGATATGCCAAAACAAAATTTTGCTAGATGGGCTAAAAAGAATATTGAAGAAAACGAATATTTTGAAGAAAATGTTGACTGGTGGGGGGTTCTTCACAATGAAGAACGGTAATGAATGCAAAGATTACCGTCTCACCACAGACTTTGCAAAGCACCTTTCAATGGAAAGCCATTCTGCCAAAGGGAAGATTGCGTGCCAGTATTTCCTTAAAGTCGAAACCAAGCTGAAAGAAGCCGTAAAACAGAGCATTGCACCCATGACGCCGCTTGAACAGTTGCAATTGCAGGCACAGGCAATCTTGCAGGTAAATGAAAAGGTTGACGTCCTGGATAAGAAACTGGAACGCCTGGAACTTGATCTCCCGATTCTGCCAATTGAAGCCGACCGTATTACAGAAGCAGTCCGCAAACGTGGAGTGGACATACTGGGCGGAAAAGGCTCAAACGCTTACCAGGACAGGTCAGTGAGACAGAGAGTATACAGTAACATCTATGCAGACTTAAAAGCGAACTTCCGCGTGCGCTCTTACAAGTCAATCAAGAGGCACCAGTGCGATTCTGCCTTGAACGTAATTGCCAGATACGAAGCTCCATTGTATCTCCAGGATGAAATTTTTATGATGAACGGACAGCGCTCTATCTGGGATGATTAATGTCGGGAGGTGTCGAAAAACGTCGAAATTCGCAGTAAATTCGTCAAATTTGTGCAATATTCAGATATTGCCCGAAATCAGACAGAATCGTATAATAAAATACATAGGAGTGATTTTATGAAGGTAATAAAAAAGCTGGTTATATTTTTTCTGTTTGGGATAATGCTCACATTTTCTGTACGTGCGCCGCTATGTGAGAGCATTGATCCAACAGATTCCGAAGTGATTATTAAGACAAGTGCCAATAATCAATACGTAATACATAATTATACACAGGCGGTTGTATCTGAAGCAGAGCGGCAGCCATTTGTTGTGAAGAAAAGCAACAATATTTCTGCGGAATGCAAATGCCATTTCTTTTTCAATCGTTCAAGGCAAAGGGAGGGCGCACTTTTTAAGCAGAGGGCGAGAAGTATGATCAGTCCGTTCTATATCGCTAAAAAGAGGGTATAATGAAATAAAAGAGAACAAATGTTCTTATTGTGCGATATTGGGAGGGACGGAAAATGGATTACAAAAAGGAAATTATTGAGATGATAAACGGAATAAAAAAAATAGGCACATTAGAGTACCTGTACACATTCATAAAGCTATTTCTGGAGAGGTGGGGCAATTAAGCCCCACTTCTTTTTTATTGATTAGAAAGCATGGAATCAATTAGACTTAAAACAATTTTCTGGTCGCGCTCGCTTAATAATGAGAATTTTGAAATCAGATTAAAATCTTCTCTCGCCTGTTCGGAAGTGTCTTTTCTTGCACGTCCTACATTGAATCCCATCAACCACGATTCCGAGACATTTAATGCCATTCCTAAGACAACCAGTTTTTCTTGACTGGGTTCTGTCTTTCCAGAAACGTACTGGCTAATATCCGACTTATTCATTTTCACATTGTATTTCTTACAATATGGAAGAACGAGATTAAGAATATCAACCTGTCTCAGATTACGTTCGTCCATCAAAGTTTTAAATCTTTCCGATGAACTAACCTTTTCCATTATATTATTCTCATTTCGCTTTCTGATGATAATATATCACATATTAAACAAAAGTTCAAGACTTAAAACATTAAAGTTAAAAATATTGAAAATATGTATTGACATAATGAAAACGCAGTGTTATATTATAATTAGTTCAAAACATTGAACTAGAAAGGAGTGTGAAATATGGCATTTGATTACAGTAAGCTCAAAGGAAGAATCATTGAAAAATATGATAGTCAGAGTTCCTTTGCAAATGCTATGAAGTGGTCGGAACGTACATTATCACTGAAGCTCAACGGAAAGCTGTTTTGGAAGCAGTCAGATATTTGCAAGGCAGTCAATCTGTTAGAGCTTTCTGCTGATGATATACAAGACTATTTTTTTAAAGAAAAAGTTCAAAGTTTTTAACTAGAAAGGAGCAAAGTTTATGAGCAAAAAGAAGAAAAAGAAAAAGGCTTCTAAGATGGTGCGAACATCAAAGAAACCTATTTCCTTAACATGTTTGATTAATAAAAAACCTATTTGCCAGATGGATATTTTTCGTTGAATGCTTCTAATGCGGATTCATAAGCATTTATGTATTCTTCGAAATAATCGACGGTTACATGAGTTTTGCCAGCATCAACTTGAGATTGACGTTTTAAATGGCAAACATCAGTGCAAACTGCAATGGCTAAATCATGTGCGCGTTTTTCATTATCCGTCATTATTACACCTCCTTTCCAAAGGAGAGTATAACACAAAATCCAAAAAACGAAACAAAGAAAGGGAAAAATAATTGAAACGTAAAGTATATGTCATGGATTGTGGTGATTTCGTAAAAATCGGCGTATCTGGAAATGTCGAACAGAGGGCAACACAGATTCCATACAAAGTAAATCGAATCTTTTCAACGGATGAACTTAAAAATGCTTTCAAATTAGAGCATGAAATGCACATGATGTTTTGCGAAGACAGGGTTCCGAATGCACTTGGAAGAGAATATTTTAATATTTCTTTCGACATTGCTGTTTCTGAATTAAAGAAAAGAGCTGATGAGCAGAAAACTATGGAGCTTGTAAATCCAATACCTAAAAAACCACTTTCTATCAGTGAAAAGCAGAAAGTTATCTTTAAATTGATTCCATTACTTAAATATATTGATGATTTTGACCTCGGATATATGCTCGGTGTGGCAGAGGAGAAAAGTAAACAGAAAAGTGTGGAAGAATCTGAATATGATTTCCTGCAAGATGGACTTTCTGCTTTGTTAGACCTTGATGAAACCGATTTAATGATGTCTTTAACCTACGCAATTGCATTAAGAGACAAGGAAAAGAGAGGCCAGAAATGACCGTCCACCGGAAACGCCCTACCGGTGCTGACGAGGCAGGGCAGATGGAGGTGAAAACAAATGTTCCACAGAACACCGTCAAAATATGACAACATGACAAAATGGGAAATTCTGGATTCCATAAACAGTGACCCTCATTATTCACATGGGAAAATGGCTAGACAAGCACACAGAGCATTGCGCAAGTATGGTGACGGATTACCAATCATTTACAGATATCCGAATTTCCCCTATTTGTTATCTGCATTTGCTGGAGGATTCTCAGCTGTGACCGTATTCATTTTGTTTTCGTCAATGTAAACATTGATTACCTGTCCAGATTTGTACAGTGCAAATAAGCTGATTACGATGGCAACAATGGACAGGACAACAGGGATATACCACCGTCTGCGATCTCTTACATAAGAATCATAAAAAGCTTTTCCGGCTGACTGAATGCAGACAATGGTTGGTGCGATTCTAGAATCGGTATCTTCTTTACTGTATTTAATGAACCCGCGTTTCCCAAGATATTCTATTTCTCCTTTTTCTGAATCGGAAAAATCAGACAACAGTATATCAGTTTTATAAAGACGTTTTAACAATTTGATTTGTGAACCAGAAATTTCCATAACATCTCTCCTTTCACAGGAGAGTATATCACAAGAAAGGAGCGAGCGCATGTCAGAAAAAGAAAAAAGAATCGTTGAAAAGCTGAAAGATGCAATTCCTAATATGTCAGAATTTGACAAAGGTTACATTCTTGGAAAGACGGAAAGTTTTTCCGAGAATAAGTCTGATGATTCTGACCAGAAGCAAAAAGAAGCAAACAACATATCTTAACATAGTGGATGCATAAAAGGGAGGTTTACTGATGGCAGTAATCAAAACAATCAAAATGGGGTCTGGGGTAATCAGAATACATGATGATTACTGCAAAGACAACACGGCTGAGGACAATCAAAGGATTGTCGATGAATGTTCGAGAATTATCTTGGACTATTACAGAAGAAAAGAAGCAAATTTGGCATAAGCGCCCCGGAGGGAGTCGACACCTCCACCCCGGAGCAGTAAGCCACTAAACCAACCTTAGTGGATACAGGTAAATTATAATCCTCTATCCGCTAAAAAGTCAATATAAGCGAGAGGAAAATAATATGGAAAACAAAAAAAATGTAACAAATGAAAAGATTACATGGAACGATTTCGAGACAGCGTTAGCTACTGAAATCGTAAAAAAAGCAAAAAGAGAGACTAAGAAGTGGTTCAGTGCATGGCTTTTGACTGCCGCGCTGTTAATCATTACTAATATCTTCTGGTATATTGCTTACAGTCTGTAATCTTTTTTCTTTTTGGAGGGAAAAGAATGAAATCACCTAGACAAAATAGAAAGGATATCGTAGTCAGTGCGATTATCGGGATTCTACTTACTTTTCTTCCGGTGTGGATGTGGGAGAAGAACTTGCAGCAGATCCTGGCAGGCATTGTATTTGCACTGTTTACGTATTTAGCACTGCTTTGAGAAAGGAGAACTGAAATGTTTGAAAAAGAAATCAAAGAGCTTTTCGAATTAGCGTGGAGAGTTTCGAACGAAACAGATTATTTTGTTTCGTTTGACATCACTTCGCATGTACATGCTTGCATTATCTGCATTATGAATTCAAAGTGGGAGCCTAGAAAGGAAATGGATGGCATTTATACAATCTATTTTGATAATGAATTGCTTAAAGAGGAATCAGCTGAGCAGTGCAAGCTTGCAAAAGCACATCTTCTTAGACTCTTAATAGATGGGAGGTGTCCGCTAAATGTTGAATCAGATGGAGTTGAAGCTCCTGCCGACAATGGAACTGATAACAACGGCGAACGAGCTTCTGGGGGAGCTGAACAGGCGTAAAGCGTACATTCTTGATTGGGAAAATCCGGACATGTATCTGAATCATCTCGAATATCACTGTGCCGGCGGAGCATTTTCGAATGGCAAAAAAAATCCGGTGAGAGGGGATGGCTCAGACAATGTGTATTGCTTTTTTGAGGCGGTGTAAACATGGAAGAGCGCATTAATGAAATTGTTAGATTGATTGACACTCAGCTTGCTATTGTGCCGGATAATCCGATAGAGGAATCATACAAGGCGAGAACATTAGCGAGCTACGTACAAGCCTTAAATGGGCTTTTAACGGCTCAGAAATCGTATAAGGAGGAAAGTATTAGTGAGTGAATTTGAAATCCGTATTCCGGCAAGGAAGAAGCAGCCGGCAACCGATAAGGATAACCCTGTCGTGAAAGTTTCGCCGGAAGCGTACAACGCACTGGTTGAGATTTATAACGAATCAACCATTTCTATGAAGGATATCGCAAGTTTGCTGATCGTTGAGGGAAGCAAATTTGTGGTTTATGACAAGGAGGAATAACAATGGCAACACCAGTATTGATTATTGGAAAATCTGGATCCGGAAAAAGTACTAGTCTTAGAAACTGTCAAAACAAAAACTGGAACCTTATCAGAGTATTAAACAAGCCACTTCCATTCAAGGGGAAAATTGACGGATGGTTTACAGATGATTACCAGCAGGTAATGAAGTGCCTGATTGCATCAAAAGCAGAGTCAATTGTAATTGATGATGCAGGCTATCTTATCACAAACCACTTTATGCGTGGACACGCTTCTGCCGGAAAAGGTAATGCAGTATTTTCACTTTACAATGACATTGGTGATTATTTCTGGAATCTGATTCAGTTCATTGTGACAAAGGTTCCGGAAAGCAAAGTCGTATATCTTATGATGCACGAAGATAAGGATGATTCTGGAGACGTAAAGCCAAAGACAATAGGAAAGCTTTTGGATGAAAAAGTTTGCGTAGAGGGCATGTTTACAATAGTTCTCCGCTGTATTGAAGAAAGTGGAAAGCATTTATTTGTCACTCAGGCAAGTCAGGGAGCTGTCAGCAAATCACCAATTGGTATGTTTGATTCACTGACCATAGACAATGATCTGGCAGCAGTAGACAAGATTATTAGAGATTATTACGAATTAGGAAAGGGAGAGAATAAAGATGAATAAACCGGCAATGTATGATACAACACAGGCAGCAGGAGAATTTGAACCAATTAAGCTTGGCGGTCATAAAATGGTGATTAAACAGGTGTCTGAGCGTCAGTCAAAACCAGACGATGAGGGAAAAACTAAAAATATGCTCGTTATTCTGTTTGATTTTGCCGACGGTGACGAGCAGGCAGGTTACTTTATGAAGCAGTTTGAGAACGATATTCGTCCAGACAAGAAATACCCGAATGCAGGCACAAACTACATGGTTATTGACGAGAGTGTAGATTATGGTGTTCGTAATCTCAAAACATTCATTACATGCGTAGAAAAGTCAAATCCGGGCTTTGCTGTTAAGTGGGGAGATAACTTCGGGCAGCAGTTCAAAGGCAAGCTGATCGGTGGCATATTCCGTCTGGAGAAAGACTGGTACGACAATAAAGAAGTGAAACGCCACAAGCTTGCACGGTTCCGCAGCGTGGAAGGAATCAAAGATGCAGATATTCCAGAAGAGCGTACCACAAAAGCGTATGACGATCATCTAAAAGAAGAAGCTATTATGGGGGCGAGTCCAGCAGGAACTGATTTTATGAGTATTCCAGATAGTGTACAGGAAGAGCTTCCATTCAATTAAAAGGATGTGGTTTTAATGGTTATACAAGTGGACACAAGGGAACATAAATCAGAATGGGAACGGATTCAGAATCAGTTTGACGGACTTGGAGTACAGTATTTTCGATCGAAGTTATACTGTGGAGATTATCAGTCTTTGGACAATGCAAAGCTCTGTATTGACCGCAAAAAGGATTTACAAGAGCTTGTAAATAATGTCTGCCAGCAGCATGAAAGATTCAAAGCGGAGCTGATTAGGGCACGTGAAGCAGGTATACAGTTAATTATCCTATGCGAGCATGGTCCAGATATTAAATCAGTTGGTGATGTATATTTCTGGGAGAATCCCCGAAAACATAAAGTTATCTGGAGGACGGTAAATGGCAAAAAGGTAAAGACTGTGATATCTGACAAAGCTGTTGATGGCTGTCAACTATACAAATCTCTATGCACAATCAGAGATAAATACGGTGTTCAATTTGAATTCTGTACAAAAGAAGAGACTGGACGGCGAATTATGGAGTTGTTGTCATGACAAAAGATGAAATCAAGCAATCAGTGAAAATGCCTGAGATTCTTTCTAGATATGGGCTTAAGCCAAATAGAGCCGGTTTTATATGTTGCCCTTTTCACAAGGAAAAGTCAGCATCCTGTAAAATCTACGATGATTCCTTTTATTGTTTCGGCTGCGGAATCGGCGGTGATGTGTTTGATTTCGTGATGCAATACGAATCCGTCCCTTTTAGCACTGCATTTATTGAGCTGGGCGGTACTTATGTATCAAAAAAAGGTAAAAGCCGCAACCAGATTAGACACGAAGTGCGAGATATCAAATTAAAAAAATGTAATCCCGCTCAGGATCCTAATGAGCTTGAGCAGGTAGAAAAGAACATACTTATGTACGAAACAGCGCTAAAAACCTTCCCTCCTGGTTCAGAAGAGTGGTATATGTGCCAGTTCAACCTTGAAAAAGAAAGAAGCAGATATGAAATATTGTCAGCTAAGGCAGGAGGTGAGAAGCATTCTTGAAAATATTGAAAATTTGCAAGCAAATGATTTTATGCAGAAGCAACTGTATGAAGAACTTTTTTCAATAAAAAGTAAAATCGACCGTTCGGAAGCTAAATTTAAGTTAATGGACAGGGCGAAGAGTGTAAGAGCAAAAAGCATAGCCGAGGAATTCATAAAAGAATTTCAAAAAGCAGAGCAGGAAAAGGAAAAAGAAGAAAAATTAAATCGTTCTATGCAGTTAGTTGAAAATATCACAAACTTTTATGAGGATGATATTGGAAAAGAATATCCCAACATGGCTTGTGGCAGCTGGATAGCTACAGAAAACGGAATATTTTCTTCTGAAACATCCAAGGCGAGAGAACTTGTATGTCACCATCCAATCATGCCGATACGTCGACTGAAAAATATTGAAACAGGCGAAGAACAGATCACAGTGGCTTTTAAAAGAGATGGATGCTGGACAGAAATAACTGTTCCAAAAATCGACATTGTGACTTCCAGGGCGATAACTAATCTTGCAAGGTTCGGTGTGCAGGTCAACTCGGAGAATGCAAGGCTTCTTGTGAAGTATCTGGCGGACGTTGAAATGTACAATGCCGATATGATCGACATACAGCACTCTACGAGCAAGTTGGGGTGGCATGGCAATGTATTTGTACCTTACGACCTTTCAATCGTCTTTGACGGCGAATACCGCTTTAAAACACTATTCCAGAGTATACAGGAAAGTGGAGACTACTTCAAGTGGGTGACTCTGGCTAAACAGTTACGATCGTGCGGACGATTAGAACCACGAATAGCACTGGCAGCATCTTTTGCAAGTGTGCTTGTACAACCGCTTGATGCATTGCCATTCATTGTAGACTTCTACGGACAGACAGGCGGCGGCAAGACAGTAACGATCAACATAGCTGCATCTATCTGGGGAAACCCGTCGCCAGGATCATACGTTGGGAATTTCCGGTCAACAGATACGTCATTGGAGACAAGGGCAGACATGCTTAATAACTTTCCGATGATCCTCGATGACTCCAAGAACGCTTCTCAATATATTCGGGACAACTACGAAACATTGATTTACAATCTCTGTTCCGGTAAAGGGAAAGGAAGATCAAATAAGGACCTCGGAGCAGCTAAAGAGAATACATGGAGTAATGTAACCATTTGCAACGGCGAGAATCCTATTTCAGAATTTGCAGATTCCGGTGGAGCAATCAACAGAATTGTTGAAATTGAGTGTTGCGAGGATATTTACGAGAATCCGGCAGAGATTAACAGCACTGTAATGAAAAATTATGGTTTTGCTGGAAGAGTATTTGTTGGAAATCTTAAAAAATTTACACCGGATGAGCTAAAAGAAATGAAGTCTGAGATTGAAAAGGGTTTTGATGGATATAATTTTCCGGCAAAACAGGTCATGGCTATATCCACGCTCCTACTGGCTGATAAATTAGCTACAGATTTCATATTTAAGGATGGATGTGAACTTACAGTTGAGGACGTTGTGGACATACCTACGCGCAAGAAGGATGTATCAGAGGGTCAACGATGCTATGAATTTATCATTGAAAGCCTTTCAGTATACGGACAGCACTTTGATGCACAATTCAGCTGTGATCAGTGGGGATTCAAAGAGACACCAGATGAGTATGGAGACGTATATGTGTATTTTTATCCAAAGCCTCTTGAAAATCTCCTAAAGAACAACGGATTCTCCAGAAAAGCCTTTTCAGCATGGGCGATTAATCGAGAATTAATTAAGCATACGGGAAAAAGGGATACGGTAATAAAAAGAGATGGGGGAAGTGTAATGAGACTTGTTGCTGTAAAGATTATTGATATAAAAGATCTTGAAGACGAACAGGAAAATGAGCATGTTGAAGCTGATTTTATACCTGCTAATACTGGAACAAGTGTTCCGTTTTCGTGATTTGTAACCATGTAACCATGTAACCCGCGGAAAAGCATGTGTATAGGGAATAAAAAAATATATAAAAAAATCATATATACATTGCAATCTCCTATAGGAAAACATTGGTTACATTGGTTACACGGTTACATACCTCTGAAACCCGCATAAAATAAGGGTTTGAAGTGTAACCAAGGTAGTTAAAAGGTTGGTTACACATTGGTTACAAAAATAAAATGATTATACAAATTAAAAAAATAAAATTAAATTGCATGAAAATTCAGATTGTTACAATTGGTTACTAAGGCATAAGGAGTGGTTACAAAAATGGAAAAAGAGAAGCTTAATAAAAAACAGCGGTACGCATTGGACACAATGTTGTCTGGCAGTAATGTTTTCCTTACAGGAGATGCAGGAACAGGTAAAACAACGGTTATCCAAACGTTTATTGATGAAGCGGAAAAAGCTGGTAAAAGTGTTCTGGTATCTGCTACTACCGGAATAGCTGCGGACAATATCGGATATGGAGCGACTACCGTGCATCGTGCATTGAATATCTCAATCAAATTTGAGGATTACAAGAAAAAAGTGAAATCCAGAGCTGAACTGTTGAAAGAAGCGGATATTCTTATTATTGACGAGATCAGCATGTGCCGGTTCGACCTGTTTAATATGATTGCGAAGACGATCATTACAGAAAATGAAGAGAGAGCGGTTGATAGACTTTTGAGCGGAGAGGATAAAGAAGACGTTCAACTGATCGTAATTGGGGATTTTTACCAGCTTCCACCGGTTATCACAACAGATGACCGTAAAATTCTCTGCCGGATGTATGGATCTGATTATGGAAAGGGTGGAAAGTACGAACACGGATATGCTTTCATGTCTGAATACTGGAAAGAAATGGGATTTGAATACATCAAACTTGATGAGGTATGCAGGCAGAATGATGAGGGATTTAAGTATGTACTGAATGATATCAAATACGGCAACAATATCCGCAAATCAATCGCATACTTGGAGAATAACAAATCAGACAAGGTTATACCAGAAGCACCATTCTTGGTTGGCACTAATGCAGAAGCTGACAGAATTAACAATACTTTCCTTGGCAAGTTAGATAAAAAGACCGAAAAAGTGTTTCATGCAGCAGTTGACGGAGATCTGACATCTGCCGATATCAAGAACATTGCATTTGCCAGAGAGGACTTAATTCTTAACATCGGTGCAAAAGTGATGATTACAGTCAATGATCTGTCTGGAAACTACGTCAATGGAACGATTGGCATTATTCAGAAAATTGTGGACAACGGAGAATTTGAAGAATCCTATCTGGTTATCAAGACTGATAAGGGCAAAACAGTTAACTTGTACAGATACAGTAAAGACATTGAGAAACAGGTTATTGAGGAATCCGAACAAGAAAAGGACGGTCAGAAGATCGTGAAAGAGAAGATTGTCCGTAAGAAAGTTGGATCATTCTCTCAGTTCCCGGTAAAACTTGCCTGGGCGATCAGTATTCATAAATCACAGGGACAGACATTTGAAAAAATCAACATTGATCCTTGCTGTTGGAATCCAGGACAGTTCTATGTGGCTGTTTCCCGGGCAAAATCCGCTAATGGCATACATTTTATCAGACCGATAAAACAGAGCTATATAAAGGCGTTTAGCAAGGATAACGAGAGACTTCTTGAACAGAGTTTTGAGGTAGAAGAAGGTGTATAAGTATGAGAGTGACGCATGAGCAGATACCGAACACCATAAAGTTTTTACAAATCGACTTTCCGGCACTGGTTCTCCAGACTGCCGGAATAGAAGAAAAGGACGAATACTGGCAGCAGGTAGTTGAGCAGATACACGTTGTATCAGACAAATATAATAAAAACGGCTTTGTGGATCACATGCTTACAGCCTATGCGGATTATCTGGACAGGATGCATAAGAAAGCTAAAAATCTGAACAAGGAGAAAACCAATGAACAAAATGAAGGAGTATGAGCGAGGAAGAGAGGATGGTCTTGACCTGGCACTTAGAATCGTTAGGGACGGCGGTATAGAAGCACTGGAGAGAGAAATAAAATTTCGAGGGACCACAGGGGTACATACCTCTTTAGCCAGTAAGGATCTGGATAAAGCAGCGCAGAAGATTAAAGAAATGACACTTGATACATTTACAATCCTTGGAATTGCCGTTTTGCATGATGATTTCGGATTTGGACAGAAACGCTGCCAGAAGTTTATGGACGGAATGGACAGGGGGGCTGATTATCTGATGGATGATATGGCGACCTGGGAGGATTACAGAAGATCAATCAAAGAGGAACTGAATCTTGATTTGAGATTCCGTATTAACGATTAAGCGAGGTGTTATTGATGGGAAAATACAATACAGAGCGCAAACATAAAGAGGGACAGGAGATGTATAAAGCGGTATATCATTTTATCCTGAAATATTACCGCAAACACCACTATATGCCGTCTACAAGAAATATCGCAGATGGATTAGACATTTCAATGGCTACTGCCAGAAAACACTTTAATTTGCTTTTAGACAACGGATTGCTCGTTAGCGAGGATCCGACAGAGCAGAGGGCGTATAGATTGAGTTATTCAAAGGTAGAAACCGATTAATCATGTACCAACTGCACAATAGCGTGCCAGTTGCTTACATGGGGAAAGTGAGGAAAATGAAAAAGATATTAGACGCATGTTGCGGAAGCCGAATGTTTTGGTTTGATAAGGAGAATCCAGATGTACTGTTTGCAGACAATCGAGAGGTTCGTACAACGCTGTGTGACGGAAGAGAACTTTTAATAAAGCCTGATATAAACATGGATTTCAGAAATATGCCGTTTGATGACGAAACATTCAAAATTGTAGTTTTTGACCCACCACATTTGATTAATGCAGGAAGCAGTTCATGGCTTGCTAAAAAATACGGAATCCTTCCAAAAGATTGGAAACCATATTTGAAAGCCGGATTTGATGAATGCATGAGAGTGTTAGAAAATGATGGAATTTTAGTTTTTAAATGGAGCGATGAGCAACTTTTATTTTCAGAAGTATTGAAATGCTTTGGTACTAAACCGCTGTTAGGAGATAAACGTGGGAAGACCAGATGGGTGATTTTTATGAAGTAGGAGGATACAAAATGAGAAAGTACACAATAAATCTTCCAAGAGGACTGGAAGTAGATATTTTTAATTTACCAGAGGATTTCAAAGAACAGGTTGAAGAAACATTCAAAGAGTATACATCTGGAATAGCAAAAGCGTATATGTACGCTGACAAGTTAGGATTCATTGACCGTTGCGTAGAATGCCTGAACGGTAATGAGGATTCAGATAAGGTTGTAAATTCACTGGTTGAAGAAGCGATGATTGCCGAATGGAGAAATAATGGTGAAATTATTGAGGAAGATGATATATACAGTTTTGAATTTATGGAAGATTGCTACAAGAAAGGCAAGGAAGATGCAAAACTGAACTCTCATTTCGGAACTGACGATCATCACATTTACGATCAGATTCAGAAAGTTCTGGTGCAGGTAATTACAATTGTGATGAATTATGAAGATAAGGAGGACGCAAAATGTTAATCAGAAGTCAGGATAAAGGGAAAATGGAATATGAGTAAGTTTGTAGACTTAACAGAAAGACGTTTCGGGAGATTAACAGTAATAAAGCGAAAAAAAACGGACGATACCAATAGAACATATTGGATATGCCAATGTGATTGCGGAAACATAAAAACCGTAGAAGCATACGCGCTCAAAATAGGAAGAACAAAATCGTGCGGTTGTTTAAGCGTTGATATTGCAAGGCAAAAAGCTACAAGACACGGATTAAGGCATACAAGGATATATAACATCTGGCGCAATATGAAATATAGATGCGAGCACAAAGATCACCCACAATATATTGATTATGGCGGTCGTGGAATATCTGTTTGTGAAGAATGGCATGATTTTATGATGTTTTATAAATGGGCAATAGAGAATGGGTATCAAGACAATTTAACGATTGACCGCATTGATAATAATAATGGATATTCGCCTGACAACTGTAGATGGGTGGATGCAAAAATACAAGGAAATAATAAAAGAAATAATTTGATTGTAGAATTCAAAGGAAAGCCAATGACAATTTCTCAAATTTCAGATCTTACTGAAATTAATTATGAAAAATTAAGAAAGGCATTTCATTCTGGCCGTATATATAAAATGTTTAATGAAGAGCCAGAAGATAGTGAGGTGTGAGTATGAGGTATAGAAAAAAACCAGTTGTAATTGACGCGGTACAGTGGACTGGTACAAATCATCGAGAAATGTTCGATTTCCTGACGGACTATCAGTGTACAGACCAGTACATGTCGGCAGAAGGTAAGAATTTCTATATTGACCATTGGAAGGTTCCAGGCGGTCTGGTTATTAAGACACTAGAGGGCGAACATCTGGCAAATATTGGCGATTATATCATCCGTGGTGTTCACGGAGAGTTCTATCCATGCAAACCAGATATATTCAGAGAAACTTATGAGGAGGTGGAAGCATGAGCCATATCAAAGACAGATTATCGGATTATCATGATTTCATGAAGAAACTTGTGGATGACCACCAGATGGTTTTGGCAAGCGATGTTTTTGAAATGATAGAACAGCTTCAGGACGATCTGGAACAAGATGAGAAAGAAAACGGATGGATTCCGATCAGTGAGAGATTGCCGGAAGAACACGATTCCATATTTGCAAAGTTTAAAGGAACAGATAACTGGAAAAGAGGAATGTTCGAAAAAACATCTAAATATGTGATTGCTACAGTTGTATTTGACGATGGAACAGTATTGGTAGAGCAGGCGCATACTACTGATGGAATTTGGAGAACGGATAAAAAAGTTTTAGGCGGAACAGTAGTTGCATGGATGGACTATCCAAAACCATATAAGGAGGACAGATCATGATTACATTCTTATTAGGATTCACCCTTGGAACTATATTTGGAGTGGTTAGTCTTGTATGTGTGGCGATCATGTACGGCAAACACCATCCAGACGAATAGAAAGGAGAACGGTATGCTGACAAGGAATAAAAAGCTGAAAGACTACGGTATTCCGGCAGAGGACATTGAAAAATTAAACACGATGCTGAAAGACTTCCCGGCAGAGTACGGATACCTGCTTTCCGGTGCTGCATTGTCAGCTTGCCCGAAAAACACGGTGATAGCGGATATGGTTATTGAGAATATCTTGCACCGGAAAAGTTACAGGAAAATCAGCAAAGAAAGATATATCCCGATGAATCCGAAGGACTTCTACGGATACAGACGCAAGACCGTTGCTATACTGTATGAGAGAATGCGGTTGTTGGGAGTGTGGGAGGATGAATAAATGAAATTAATTGATTTGATAGCAGCAATTGGCGGCGATCCCGAAAGCGACAATAAAATTCAGATATGCCATCCGGGTAGAAGCTGGGAAGATTACGATACATTCAATACCGGTTCAAAGCTGTTGAAACCATTTTATAACTTGAAAGTAAGCTGCCTTTCAGCGATAGAAACGGATGTGATTAGAGTTGACTTGGATTTCAATGAGAAAGAGGGTGAAGTAGATGAGCAGACTGATTGATGCAGACAAAATAATTGACTCTCTTGGAAATTCGGATATGGATTTTGCAATAGGTGCAGTTATTGACGAACAGCCGACAGCTTTTGATGTGGACAAGGTTGTTGGTGAGTTGAAAAGAGATAAATTCATTGAATCGGAATGTATCTTATCTGACGTACATCAAGGATATAATGCTGGACTGAACAGAGCAATAGAAATTGTAAAAGGAGGGTGGAGTTGAATGAGTAAATCAGTATTAGTGATTGATACGCCAGAAAATTGTGTAGATTGTATATTTTGTCAGGAATTCAATACAAGAAGTAGAGAATATGCATATTGCTATGCAGTGAATGGTGATAGTGAAAATGATATGAAACTAATTAACTGTGTATACGGATATCGTCAATCTAAACCTGATTGGTGTCCACTTATGGACTTGCCGGAGAAAGATAAGGAGGAAGAAAATGAGTAAATCAGTATTAGTGATAGACGCACCAGAAAATTGCTATGATTGCCCGTTCGGAACTTCATACTGCGGTGAACTTGAATATGTGGGTTATTGTGAATTAGCTGATTGTTTAGATGGTGAAATGAGGCTCATAGAGGAAAAGCATTATGATTACGAAAATGAATCAAGACCTGATTGGTGTCCGCTGAAGCTATTACCGGAAAAACTAACTTATGAAAATAGTTATAAAACTGTAAATGACGATTATCGTGATGCGTGGAATGATTGTATTGATGAGATTACAGGAGGAGGGGATTCTGATGATTAATTTAACTGGAAAAAGTGTGTTTGTAAAGACGCAGGAAGAATATTTGAGTGTTCTGAAAATAGCAAGGTTTCAGGGATTCAAATGGGCGAGAGAAAACCATTTAAACCATATCGAAATTCCATTTCCAAACATATTGATTTTTTACGATAATAAGACCGTTACTTACAGCTTTGAAAAGACATTGCTTGAAGCATCCAAAATCGTCGAAGATGAAAAAAAAATCAAGGATGCAGTAAAACTTGTCAGAACGTTCGCTAAATACCTAGACAGAACAACTTTGACGGACTCATTTATTAAGTCCTTGAAGTTACTTGCAGATACTGTAGAAAGCCAGATGGAAGAGGTGAAGTAGATGACTGATGAAATTTTCGGTCTTATGGAATGCTTCCCCGGGAGCTACATGACAAGATTTGGGGAAATAATTCTTTCCGAAAAAGGAAACGTATATTTCACAGCAAAGAATTGTACCGATAAAGAAGATATTATCTGCAAGCTACTTGAATGGTGTTCAAGGCCAATGGCAAAAGGAGAGCCGTACAGTTCGCACAAAAGAAATAATGAATGGAGAGAACAACTGATATCAAGCCTTAACAGATATCTGGGTACAAACTTTGGCCAAGAGGATATGTACTGGATTTACGATCAACTTGGAAATGCTGTAAATCATAAACTGACATTAAGGTTCATTAGAAGTGATTTCAATATGGCAATTATATATCAAAAAGTAAAAGAGGTGAAGTAGATGGAGAGATTAACAAAAAGAGATTTTTCAAGAATCACATATAACGAACGCCGAAGCATTATGTGCAGTTCATATTGCGATAATTGCTCACAGGGTGCAGGAAATTGCAAAACAGTAAAGAATATGATTGAAAAGCTTGCCACTTATGAAGACTTAGAAGAACAGGGCTTGCTTGTGAGATTACCGTGTAAGGTTGGAGATACAGTATATGTTCCGAAAAGGGTTTTGGTTTCCGAATTTAAAATCACAGCAATTTTTTGCGACATTCTTGGAACATTTTTTTATTGGTTGTTTTGCTGTGGCATATACGAAAGAACAATTGGATTCAGCGAACGTGATATCGGAAAAACAGTATTTCTCACCCGTGAAGAAGCTGAGAAGAAGTTGGATGAGATGAAAGCTAATGATTAAAGTACTGAATACCATTAATACTAGACTGATTCCTATATCGGTTTTACAGGATGTAAAAAGTAGAATCTCTGATTGGCTTGCATCCGGCGGGAAAGAAACCGATCCTTACATTCAGCGGCAAATTGATTATCTGAAAGCTGTTGAAAAAGCAGCATTGGATGAGAAAAATATCGTATAAGTGGAATTGGAGGAGATGAAGAATGGCAAGTAAAACTATCAAAGCAATGGGTGTTAGTCCAATCACAAACACCATTTACTATGGAAGGCTAAATAAGGAAAAAGGAGCATGGGTAGGAGAAAAAATAGATGTAACTAATATGGCAATAGCCGCTGTGTTTGAATGGTTCTTAAACCAGATGGACGGAAAAGAAGAATTTGGAATTAGCTATCCTAGTGTCCATGGAATTAAATTGAAGATGGTAAGGGAGGAATAATATTGCATAGACATCAATGGATTAAATACCATCATCACAGAAGAGGATGGGTGTACAAATGTATTATTTGTGGAAAATTATGTAATGGAAGGTGAAAAAAGTGGACGCTAAAGAAGCAAAAGACATCTTATCAGATATGAGAGACCAGCATTTATGTTTCTTGGGAAATTCAGAAATCAAAGATGAATGGCAGAAGAACTATCTCAAAGAAGCATGGGCGTGTGATTCTGGAGCAAAGGCTCTTGCCGGATTAATCACAGGGATAAAGATTGACAAAGGCATTATCGCAGATAGCATTCAGCGCTACGGTAGAAACAATCAAAGCACGGTTTGCATGGAAGAATGCGCAGAACTCATCCAGGCAATCAGTAAGGCAAAACGCGGAAAAATCAACCGTGATAACATGATAGAAGAAATTGCAGATGTGTTGATCTGCATCGAAATGCTAAAGCAAATGTACATGATTTCTGACGAGAAAATTAATAAGTGGATTAAGAAGAAACAGGCAAGAGAAGAAGAAAGGATGGAAAAGAATGATTGATAGTTTAATAGCATTTACATTCGGAATAATATTCGGGTCATTTGGCACTATTTTCTTGGTTGCACATTTTGGCGGCAAGCGTAAATAGCAATAAAAAGGCGGTGATGATATGCGAACCAGGCAAAAGTCACTTGTTGATTTTGGCGTATATCCAGAAGACATTAACCGTTTAAAGGATATATGCCAGAAAGCTACACCAGAGCAGAGACACGATATTTTACACTGCTGCATAAGTTCTTGTCCTCCGGGGATTGAGCTTCTGGTGTACGAATCTATTGTAACAAACAAATCCTACGACCGTATCATGAAAACGAAGTACATACCGGCAAAGCGAGACGATTTCTACGCATACAAGCGCAAGGCAATGGCTATGTTTTATGATACTCTAAGAAAACTAAGAGAAATATAATACTACAATTAATATTAAAATGTGGGGACAATTTTTTCTACCATGTATGGTAATATAGTATATATCTATGACTATATGCCATATGTGGCAGTTTTTTGTTTGGAGGTGAGAACGTGGGAATGCCAATGGGAAAACCACCCATGTATAAAACGGTGGATGAAATTGAAAAAAAAATCGAAAAATATTTTGAGTATTGTAAAGGATATCCTTTAACTGATAGCAAAGGCAAACAAATGTTTAATAAATTCGGGTCTCCCGTTTTTGTAGACGTTCACCCTCCGACCGTTACAGGACTTGCTCTGGCCCTTGGATTTACAAGCAGACAGGCTCTTTTAAACTATCAAGCAAAACCAGAGTTTGTTGACACGATTACGCGCGCGAAAGCCAGAGTAGAACAGTATGCAGAAGAACGACTGTTTGATCGTGATGGTTCCAATGGTGCTCAGTTTAGTCTTAGAAACAACTTCAAGGGTTGGGACGCTGACAAGAAAAATGATGATTTCGGAGACGGAAAGATTACGATTGTGAACAATATTCCAAGACCGGAGAAACAGGATGGAAAGTAACGCTATCAAACTGAATGAGATTGTGGCACCAGCATTTTACAATGTGTTTTGGGATATTTTAGATGGTAAACACACTTACTATGATCTGTACGGTGGACGTGGATCCACAAAATCATCTTTTGTAGGCGGCATGATTCCGTTTCAGATGATGCAGGATGCAGAGAATGGCTTAATGTCAAATGCTGTAATCTTTCGGAAAGTCGGTAATACGCTCAGAGAATCTGTGTATGAACAGATCGCATGGGGAATTGATGCGCTTGGAGCAAGTGATTTATGGGCTGACAGTTTAAGTCCTATGCAATATGTGTATAAGCCAACAGGACAAAAGATCATATTCAGAGGACTGGATAAAGCTAAGAAAACAAAGTCCATAAAAGTAAAAAAAGGATATTTCAAGTACCTTTGGTTTGAGGAGCTTGATGAGTTTGCCGGAATTGAAGAAATCCGTACAGTTCAACAGTCTGTACTTCGTGGTGGAAGCAAATTTGAAGTATTTAAGACATTTAATCCACCGATCAGCCGGAGCAACTGGGCGAACGTGTATGTGGAGGAACCGAGAGTTGACAGCTACAGACACAAGAGCGATTATAGATCAGTTCCTGTTGAATGGCTTGGTCAGCAATTTATTGATGATGCGGAACATTTGAGAAAGACAAATCAGAGAGCTTACGACCATGAATATTTAGGACTTCCGGTTGGACTTGGAACAAATATTTTCGAACTGTTAGAAATTCGAAAAATTACAGATGAAGAGATTCAGAGCTTTCAAAGTATCTACCAGGGACAGGACTGGGGGTGGTATCCAGATCCTAAAGCATTTCTCCGTGTAGCTTATGTTCCTAATCAGGAAAAAGTTTTTTTATTAGACGAACTTGGAGGCTCCAAGATAAGAAACAAGGAAATGGCTAACCAGATAAAGAAAAAAGGATATGATGATTATTCAATATCTTGCGGAGTTGATGAAGAAGAAAGTATTATTGACTTCCGAGATGCAGGGCTTCCAGCACGTAGGGCCATTGTTACACCGGGAAGCCGCAAATATACTTTTGAGTGGTTACAGTGCCGAACATTAGTCATTGATCCGGCAAGAACGCCTAGAGCATACAAGGAAATTATCAATTATGAACATGAAGTAGATAGCAATGGAGAAGTGATTGCAGATTATCCAGATGGAAACGATCACTGGATAGATTCTCTCAGATACGCAACCAGTCCATTGTCCATGAGAAGGGGGCACAGTGCATAATGTGTAAATTTTGTGATGAATTAGCTTCTTGGAAAGAATGCCATGATAATCCAGAACGCAAGAAGAACAAATATATATACGGCTGTATGTTGTACATGTACATGAAAGACCGAAAAGGAAGTATTACTTCCAGACCGTTTGATCTTAATTATTGTCCGACGTGTGGAAAGAAGATTGCGATAGGTGACTAAATGGGACTAATAACAACACTAAAAAGGTGGTTTAACATGATTTTTAAAAAGCAAGCCGAAGAGGACTTTAACATCCAGGCGGCAGAATTTCCAGAAATGGAATCACTGATTAATAAATGTGCAAACATATATCGAGGCGTTCCATACTGGTTAGATGATAAAAATAACATCAAGACGATTAATTTTGCAAAATCCGTCTGCTCAGAAACAGCACGGCTCGCAACATTGGCGATTGGTATTCAGATAGACGGCTCTGCAAGGGCTACGTGGTTGCAGGAGCAGATTGACAAGGTATACTTCCAGATTCGGCACTGGGTGGAATATGGCTGCGCTTACGGAACCGTGTTCATTAAGCCGAACGGCGAGAGCCTTGACGTATTTACTCCGGCAGATGTGATGATTGTGGATTATGATAATCAGGAAATCAAAGGGATTATATTTAAGGATTCTTATATAGTTGGACGGAAATACTACACAAGGCTCGAATATCACAGGTTTATTGAGACAACAGTGGACGGAATGACAACCTATCCGTACTACGTTTCTAATAGAGCCTATGTATCGAAATCACCTCAGAGCATCGGTGATAAGATTGACCTTAAACAGACTAAATGGGCTGATCTTATGGCAGATACACCGCCGATTCTCAAAGCAAACGGTGAGAAGCTGGACGGACCGCTATATGGAGTATTGCGGACACCACAGGCGAACAATGTGGATATCAGTACCCCACTGGGCTTGCCAATATTCTCAGAAGCTATTGAAGAACTAAAAGACCTGGACATTGCATACAGCCGAAACGCAAAAGAAATCCTTGATTCTAAGCGGACCGCTCTAGTAGATGACAGATTGCTGATGCCAAGCGGCTCGCCTGTTTCCGCTATGACACCGCAGGCCATGGAGCACAGATGCAAAGAAATGAGCTTGCCTGATTATGTGAAAAATGTATTCGGACAGGACGAGAAAGAGTTCTATCAAGAAATCAATCCAATTTTAAACACTGATACACGTATAAGCGGCATAAATGCCCTTTTAAGCCAGTTGGGATATAAAATTGGATTCTCCAATGGATATTTTGTTTTTAACGAAAAAACTGGTATGATGACGGCTACGCAGGTAGAAGCAGACGACCGACGGACAATTCAGTATATCAAGGACGTTCGGGATAAGCTAGAATGTTGCTTGAATGACACTATATACGCCTTAAATACATTTGCAGATTTGTATGGCATCGCACCAGATTCTAACTGGATTTATGACGAAAAGAAAAAGAAATACGTCCAGTATATAGTTAATTATGATTTTGGCGATTTTACATATAACAGAGAAGAAGACAGGATAGCATGGTACAGTTATGTAAATTCCGGACATGTAACATTTTGGCGTTATTTAGTGAAGTTTTATGGATATACCGAAGAGGAAGCAAAAAAAATTTCACAAGAAGCCAAAGAGGAAAACAAAGCAAGTGGATTATTTGGGGATGAATAGCCTATGAAGATTAATAAT